TCATTTTATTTTATCCTTTGTTTTTCACGTGAAAAGACTATCCCATAAAATATAGGATAGTCGAAATAATATAAAATTATTGTTTAGTTAATTGAAGGGCTTGATCTCTTCTAAAAGTAATTCCTAAATTACCTTTTAAAATTTCATCAAGTCTTTTATTCATGCCTTCACTAGAACCCTCCTCGTAAAGTACATCATTCATACAACTTTGAACATGATTGAGTTTATTTATTTCTTTAAATTCCTCCATAGTATTACACTTATCATTAGTAATTTTATCAACAACACTCTCAAAACAACTATTGATTTTATAAGTAGTAAAAACCTCGTCCATTTCAGGCAAATTGTAATTTCTAACACCATTTTTAGAAAATACTTTTCGTAATTTATTACTTTCTGTTAATTGTTGATTTTTAAGTGTCTGAACCATTTTTCTATAATCAAGTTCCAATTTGTTTAACTTATCATCAAAACTAGAAATTGTTTTTTTCCATTTTTCTATTTTAAAAGTAGATTTTAATTTTCCTTCAATTTTATTTTTAACAATTTCTTTTTTCTCATCAAGTTTAATGTCTAGAATCCTTTTTATAGGGTCTATCATTTCTCTGATTTTTGATCTGTAATGGTCAATTTGATAAACTTTTAATTGTGCCATAGTATTTTATCCTTTCTTATGTCATTCATAATTAAATGACACTTTATCCCATATAATTAGGATATAAATTTGTCAAGCATTTTTTTTGTTATTAATTCAACATCAATATTTTCATTATGTTTAAAAGCTGTACCAAGATATAAAGTGTATTTATTTATTTTATTTGGTGCAATTCGTTTTCTAATTTGAAATTGATCTAAACAAGCTAATTGATTTCTTATTTTAGTTAAAAATAAATGATATGAATTTTTACTAATCCAATATTTTCCGTTAGCATATTCATCACTTCTATATGAATTTTTCATTTTCCTATATCACCAGCTACATGATGTCTAATAAAAGTCCCATAAGGTAATGTCTTTACCCAATTTGTCAATTTTTCAGGGTCTGATCTATCTTGTTTTCTAGTGACTGTATCTTGCCATGCAAATCTAGTAAATCCTTGTCCTGCATAACAACCCCCTTGCTCTTTTTTTCCTACTTTCTTTTTTTGGCTACCATGAGCAACAAACTTAATAATATAATCTCTATTAATTCTTGCACATAATGGTTTACCTGACCCACAATTTTGACATTTAATTTTTTCATTATATTCTGAAGGACACCTTACAAATTTAACACCTTGTATGTTATCAACCTTATCAGTCATTGTTGAGGGTGCTGTATAAACTGTATCTCTTTTATCATTGAAACTATTTAATGCCTGAATAAGTGTATCAGCACTATAATTTATAACAGTCTTCTTTTCTTTATTTCTTGGTAATTTTTTATAATCAAAATGACTATAAGTCCATGATAAGCCATTTTTTACAACTGCATTTAAAAGAGCAACTAAATATTTTTTATCAATACTTTTTGCTGATTCTTTTGGTTTTGGATTTAATGCACAACTTGAAGGACAAGAACCATACATTGAAGTACCTGATCTATAAGTAGTAGCAATATTGCCAGTTTTTCTATTTGTTGAACTATTTATTAATTTTAACATTTTATTTTATCCTTTCTTTAGGGTTATATACAAAGGATATAAGATATAACCCTGTATCCCATATAACTATAATAAATTATAATACAAGGGTTGACTTTTATATTTATGGGATTATATGTCATTATGTTGATGCGTCGTAATTCTAGATGATTTAACGAACTCAACAAAGTTGTTAGTAATTGATCCGTCTTCGAAGCTGTTATCGATTATTAACAAAGGGTCAGGAGTGGAGGAGAACCATAACTTTGTAAGAAATACGGCTTATAAGGGGGCTTCCAGAACCTTGCGAAGGTGTTATGACTGTAGTGTTTCGTCGGAAACGTAGAAGGCAGAAACCCTGACCCATAACAAAAGAAAGGATTAAAATGAAAATAGAAAAAAATGATTTTGTTTTAAAAAAAGAAAAAGAAATAATGATAATTCAAAAAGAATTAGAAATATTAAATAAAATACATGAATTTAATAAATTAATATTTTCAATTCAAGAGTCTGTTATTGATTATGAGGAATGGGGTTTTGATGTAAACGATTTAAACCCTTTTGTTAAAAAATATCCATTAAAATTATCTTTATTTGAATATTCAAATGAGAATATTTGGGGTACTGAAAGAGAGTAAAAATGAGTGTAGATAAAAATTTATATGATTTAGAAAAAGGTAAAAATGAAGTTTACTTATCACCTAACAAGTGGTCATCAACTGAAAGAAGATTATTACAAGTAAGATATAAAGATCAAAAATCTTTTAGAGCTTTTGAAATGAATTATTCTAAATGGTCAGTATACAATATTAGTAATTTCGAAGACATTGAAATACTAAAATATAATAATGATAGTACTATGGATATAAAACTTTCAGGAGAAACATATCAAGAAGAATCTCAGGATACCTATTACCAAAATTGGTGTGGTAATTTAGAAGTAAAAAAATTATTTAAAGATTGGGAGGATCACTTAACTTACTCATGTGAGTTAGAATTATTTTTAGAAGAAAATCCCTATGACTTAGATATTGAAGAAGTGCAAAGTGACATAAAATGCACTATAGATGTTAGTGATTACAATAAATTAAAAGAATATTTAATTAAACAATAGAAAGGAAGAAAGAAATGAAAGCACATGAATTAATAAAACTACTAGACAATACTTTTACTGATGTTGAGTTTGATGTTTTTGAAGACATAGAGGGATTAGTAAGAGTAAACTTTGTTGTTGATATAGAGGAGGATAAAGATGACAGATAAAACTATAAAAATATATGTTGAAGGTGGGTGTGTAACAGATGTTACTAACTTACCAGATGACTTTGATTATGAAATTATTGACAATGATATAGAGGAGGAAAATTAACATGAATGATAAAGAAACATTTTTAATGAATTGTTATGAGAAAGCTTTTGTTATTTACAGTTATGATAAGAACTTACACATAACACATTTAGAAAATTCAGATATGCCATTAAAAGATTTTTTAAAAGCATACAAAGTTAAGATGAGAGAATTAACTGATGAGGAGGTAATATACACGCCATGATAAATTTATTTAAATATTTTAGAAAAAAACAGACTTCATTAATTTGGAAGCACATAGAAAATAATCAATATAATGGTGTAATTGGTTGGCAAGCAAATGATCTTAAAACATTATATCCTGCTACTGGTGTATATTCAAAGCCAGTTAAAGGAGAAGATACCTGGCAAAGGGAAGGAGAATTAAAGAAATGATATTTTTATTAATGATTTGGCCTGTATTATTATATCTTTTAATAATGACTATTTTGCTTCTTCTATAACTTCATACTCAGCATTAACAATATTATTATCCCGTATCTCTTTTAATTTTGACTCTAATTCTTTTCTAGTCATACTATCAAGAGATGCGGTCACAACTTCTTTACGATCTACATAAAAACCACCAAGTTGACCTCTTCTAAATTCAGCATTAATTGCAGGTCCTAACTGTCCATTTTCAACAGCCTTATCTCTTAATCTAGCTAATTCCCTGGAATGTTTAACAATATCAATTTTAGTTGCATCAGCATATTCTCTTTGAAGTTTTTCTATTGCTTCAACAACACCTGGGTAATACTTAGGATTTCTTAAATTAGAAGCTGCAGCAGTTACACTGTGTTCTTTATATCCTGCTTGTCTTGCACATTCTGTTGGAGTTATTCTTCCATTTTCTTTACAAAATATCTCAACAAATGCTTTTTGTCTGGGACTTAGCCCACCTCTGTTTTTTGGCATAATTCCTATAATATCCTTCTTTTTCAAAAAGGTATAGTTTATTTTTACCCTAACTATTTATAATATACTAAGTATGGTTTAAAATATCCCAATAGTGTAACATATAATAAAATCTATTGTTACAAGACTGTGACATAAAAACATATATAATTCAATAAATTAACTTAATGTAACACTGTAACAGGTGTAACACAGGTCTGAACAGTAAAAATATTCTAGGGGGGCTAAAATAAACTATACCTTTTTAATTTGATAGTAGAGCCATAAGTCCAGGAGGAAAAAAAGGCTCTACTATCTTGTTTATGCATTGATGATTTAACGGGTTATATGAATAATGGGAGTTGAGGCCCGAACCATCTCCAAGCTGTTTGCTATGATTTGCATAAATAACCATTGAAAAATTCCTCTATCCCAACTCTAAAAGGGCGGTTCGCCCTTAAACTCTATTACTGGTTTACTCATTCGAAATCGTGTAGTTTTCAAAACATTCCGGGTCAAGTGGTGGTCCATAGTAGATGGTAATATTGTCTTCATTGCCTTCTGTCCACGTTTGGTGGTAGTGTTTATCTTCATTGATTTCCCCTTGTGAGTGACAAACCTTACACTGGTCAATGGCTTGTTCTGCCTCGAATCTAATTTTAACATATCCATTTCCTTTGCAATTATTACAAATCATAACGCTTGCCCATTATTGTTTTCAACCTGTCGTATTTCTTTCTCATCGCTAATTCTTTCATGGTCCGTGGTTCCCGTAACGCTTTTTTTGATACGTCTTTGTAGAGTTTCATTAACCGTTTCTTTAGTTTCATATTTATCTCTCCCATTATAACATTTAATGCAAAATGAATCGCAATGCTTTCTGCTACTATTATAATTCGCAATTAAATTTACTTCTAAATATCTTCGATGGCATCGAACACATTCATCAAATTTATTATAGTGATGTTTAAAATACATTCTTTCTTTCTCCTATTCTGATAGTTTAATTAACATTTGGCGCAACCAAGACTCTTCCTTTGCTATCTCATAATACATCCAAACACAATAGTCATAATCATTTGTTTCATTAACACACCCTCTAACGTACGTGTGAAAAGGTGAATAATGAACCGTGATCCATGTAACAAGCACCACGGTAACACAAATAAGAAACACACTAAACACCCAACTAAAGGCGTCTAGCATGATACTCTATATCTCTTTGGTTTTTTAATACTCTATTCTCTAGTTCCTCGAATTTTGCTTGGTAATACGCTTTTAACGAGTATCTCCCAGCAATAAATCCTAAAATAAAAACACCAAGAATAGCAATAACATGCCATACATGAAACATTTTACCTCCCTTGTTCCCATTCTTGTTTATTTCTTAAATATTCATCTAAAAGTTTATGAACTCCTTCATCTATATAAAAAACTTTATGCATAAATTTTTTTACCACAACATCAGGTGCGTGCCTCATCATAAAAAGTATAGGTTTTATGGGTTTCTTTTTTAATATTTTAACATAATAAAAACATTGTAGTCGAAATATTAATAAAAGCACACGGACTTTTAACTTTATCATTCTCTTCCTTTCTATTTAAAAAATTTTGGATCATACATCTCAAGTAAAGTATCAAGAGCCTTGCTACCTTGTTGCAGCACGTGTTCCCATTCTTCTTTACTATAGGATGTATCGAATTGTGAATTATAAAACTTAACTGATACCCGTAAACATTTGCGACATTCGTAAACTTTTTTTATTGGGCTTTCAGGAAGTTTCAATTAATCCGCCAATCCGTTCCCTTCTTTCTTTCTTTCTCTGAATTTTACATGTTCAATATCAACAAGTTTCCTAATGAAATTATTGATCGTCATATAATCCTCTTTAGCTATTACACGTATTTTGTCATACGTACTTTTGTGTATAGCAACACTTTTATATTTTTCTATATTCATGGGTTATGAGTATGGGATAATATATTAGAAGTCAAGTATTCTTTCTAATATCTTCTATACATTCTATAGAAAAACGAAAAACTTTGTTCATCTCAAACTTTGTCCACTTACTAACAATTTCTTCACATTGTTCTTTTGGCATAGGATTGCCATAAACCATTTGATTACCTGTATAAACCCATGAATTACCATTATAACCCCATAAACTTATCACCAATAAAAAAACTTTAGTCACTAATTTCCTTTTTTTCGTGAGCAGAAATATCTATTATTTCACCCCAACTATTACCTATCTCTATATCTACCTTACATTTAACCTTGAGATCAACACAATTTTCCATTATTGTTTGTATGACCGAATATTTTTCGGGATTATCAACAGATAGATTCAATTCATCATGAACCTGAATATGAGGAAGAAAACCTTCCTCGTGCAAATCTATCATTGCTTGCTTTGTTTGATCTGCCGCACTGCCCTGTATTAGCTTGTTAAGAGCTTTGTAAGTAAAGGCACGTCTAATGTTCTTTCCATGCTCTCTCATTGCTTCTACGTGAGGTAATGGCTTATTAATGCCAAACAAATTTGGTTCCCATAAATCGAAACGACATTTGCGACCAAGTAATGTTCGTATGTATCCAACATCTTGCGCACGTTGAGAAACTTTGTCCGCAAGCTCTTTTACAAAAGGAACATTCTTATGATATTGTTTCCAAAGGTCTGCTGTATCTTCTTCATCTAAACCTAATTCAGAACCAAGTTTACCTTTACCCATACCATACATCATACCAAGATTAATTGTTTTTGCTGTCTTACGATCAATACCTGCCATATCGGCAACAATTTGGTGAAAGTCTGCGTCTTCATTTTGATACGCATCAATAACAGTATCAGAACCTGGCAACCCACCATTTGTTAATTTGGCAAAGTGTGCCGTGATCCGTGGTTCTTGTTGCGAGTAATCAAATGTTCCCCACTTGCATCCTTCTTCAGGAATAAATAATCGTCTGATCCGTGGACCAATAATATTATTACGTGCAGGAATTTGCTGTAAGTTTGGATTACTATACGAGAACCTACCTGTTACTGTTCCTCCTTGATCGGAACGCATTTGGTGGATCTCAGCATGAATCCTGCCTCTGTACGAATGCTTGAGTATTGTATCGATGAACGTGGTTCTTGCTTTATTAATCTCACGTGCTTCAACAATGTTCTTGGCCAATTGACTAGGATGCGTCGTAAGAAAATTTTTATCAAACTTAGGCTGACCAGATTTAGGTGTCGTTTCATATCGAATACTTTTCGCATCGAAAGCTTTCGCCACTGATGTTGGAGTCCATACTTCCACAGCAACACCTGTATCCTTATAGATATCATCCAATATTTTTTTCTCTCTCTTAGCGAAATCATTTTTCGTGCGCTCTGCTTCATCAAGATCAATCCTAACCCCTTTCTTTTTCATTTCAAATAAAATCGGAAATAGCTTTGTTTCTAAATCAAAAATAGACAACAGGTCTTGTTTAATTAATTCTGTTTTAAAGAACTGCCATAACTTTAACGTGAGTACCGTATCTTGTTCAGCGTAAGGACCAACATACATAGGAGGTAATTTCCACATCTCTCCTTTAGCATCAACACCCCAGCTCTTTGCTGCATCATATAATAATGTTTCACTTTTCTTTTCCGCTAAATAATGTTTACCTAACTCGTTAAGAGAATATCTAAATCTATTTTCATCAACAAGAGGAGCGGCGATCATTGTGTCAATAATACGACCATGAACTTTTAATCCCATTGTATGTAGCCAACCAACATCATACATCGCATTATGAAATATTTTATCGCAAGGTAATTCTAAAATTTTTTTTAATTGCCCTGTAAATATTTTTTGATCAAAGTTACCACCACCTTCATGATTAATAGGAAAGTATCCTGTCCATCCATCAACAGCTATAGCAACGCCTGCAACAAAACCTTTTTTAACAGGCCATCCAGGACCAACGCCTGTATTTAATCCAACATCGTTTGTCTCAAGATCAATACAAATTTCTTTTGCATCACTTAAATCTGGAATTGATTCAGGAGGAACCCATTCACTTGGTGGTTGAAACAATGGTATCTGTGTCATGATGTTTCCTTTTTGCTAATTTCACCTGCAATGCCAGCGTATCCGGCAATGTCTATGTAACAGTCATCAGTGTGCATGTTTTTTAATCGTGCAACTTTTACCAACAACATACATATTGCTACATCATGAGGCGATATATCTACATCAAGATAAGCACTCCATAGTCTTGCAATGTTTTGATGATTAAGTGTTTTATCACCATAATCTTCTTGTCGTTGACCTTCGACTAACTCAATAGCTTTCTTTAAAAAGTCAGATGTTTTCTTCATGCAAATACCTCTCTAAATTCTCTGTTACTGCGTGAACGAACTAAATATAAATTTTGTTTAGCTCTTGTTAAAGCAACATAAAAAACTCTTCGTTCATCATCTTTTTGTCGCCAATATGATTCATCAGCCTTACGTGATAAATCAGATAAAACCATTACGTTATCTGCTTCTCCACCTTTACTTCCATGTACTGTAGAGAGCGTGATCCGTGGTACGGGATTAAAGCTACCTTCTTTTTGTATGACGGTAGAGACATACGCTTTTTTATATTCAGGAACCTTGTCTAATGCTTCATGCCACGAATAATCTTTTGGTACTTGCAATCCATTTTGTTGTTGCAATTGATCAAAGGTAAATGTTGATTCAGGATCGACACCTGTTAAATTTTTATAGCCACGTTCAACACCAACATTACTATTCATATAATAATACAAATCTTTTAGTTGATTGAAATCAATGTATCCTCCTTTCTGAATATCTCGCCATGCGGTGATAGCATTAACTAAACGTTTACCAATAGAACTTTTATCTGCACGATGATAAAAATATCCAAGTATACGTAAGTCATCTTCTACTTGATCGAGAAAGTAATTTGTTCTGCCAAGGATTAACCAGTTGCCTGTTTTTAAATGATCATAATTTCGCCTTGGTAAGTGCACAATGTTGCCTTCTTCTTCTTTAGGGCTCCATGTTTTTGCTACTCTATTCTTTACACGATTGATTAAACGTATAGCACGCTCTTGTATTTTAATAGGTAAGCGATAAGACTTATCTAAAATAATTCTATTACCTTCTCTATTTAATAAATATTCACTACGAGCTCCTGCCCAGTTAAATATGGCTTGATCATCATCACCGGCGATATAAATTCTTTTTGCTTTTTCTGCAAGTTTATCAACCATTTGCCACTGTATGTAAGACAGGTCTTGTGCTTCATCAATGATAAGAACGTCGAGCCGTGGTGCGATATCCTCTTTTAAAAATTCTA